CATGGAAGTAACAACAACCATAGGTAAAACAAATACCATCTGTTCAGTTAAGACTGCTACTATCCAACATGGGATTAAAACTATTAATGTTTTTTTAATTAAAGTAATTATATTATTTTTAATGTTCAAACTCATCTTCCTTATCTTCAAGATTAATGTCAAGTAAATCCTCAAACAAGTTTAAATTTTCATTTATCTTATACCAAAGTATATCCACTAATTCTTCAGTAGATATATCCAGTATATCTATTATATCTGTTTGATCACACTTATCAATTATTATTTGTCGAGTTTCCAACATTACCAAATTCCCTACCTCTAGGTTCTCTAACTATATTAGTATAATGTTTCATGCCATGTGTAAAGATAAAACTTCTAACACCTTTACCATCATTAGCATCAGACCAACAATGCTTTTTAAAAGCACAGTAAGAACAACCAATATCTAATATACGATTACCACTTGTTCCTTCTGCTTTGTCAGCATAACATCTTTCTGGTGGTTCTTTCTTATCTACCAATTCTTTTAGTTTAGCTATACGAGGTGAAACATTTTTAGCTTTTATACGTGATACTACAGCAGTACCGTTTTGTTTATCAACTGCTAAGAAAGCAGGATAAGAATCATTTTCAGCTTGAGCATAACCACTTATCTGATCTATGTAACCAAAAGGATCATCTTCTGCAAGAGTATTGTTTCTAAACTTTTTAAAAGCAAAGGAACTAGCTGACTTAACATCAACAACAACACCATCTATCTTAGCATCCATACGTCCTTTAATACCATCAATCTCAATTTCTTTTTGCTCTGCTTCAACCTTATGTCCTGCTTCTTTAGCAAGGAAAAGAAAAAGCTCCTCGATAATATCTCCTAATAAAAATTTTATATAAGTATTAGATGACATACTTTCTCTTGGAGCTTTGTTCAATTCATACCAAACTTGACGGCTTGGTTTACCAATGTTTGACATTCTCAAACGTGGTTCCCAATCTTTATTCTTTAACATTTTAAGTCTAATAGATTTAGCGATACCATTTAAAAGTATTCGCATATTATTATCTTCAGGGAAGTGATTTTCTTTTCCTTCAAAAAGTTCATATATATCACCAACCAAGCTATCAAGTTTTTTTTCCATTATGCTAATTGTTCCTCTAAGTAAGCATTGCTAGATGAAGAAAATCCATCATCTCTTTTCGCAAAAGTAGTAGATGATCCACCACCACTACCTTCATAAGGAATAAGATCAATGATCTGAACATTGCGTATAAATGCTTTGTTCTTTCCTTTAGCTGGTCCACCTGGTACTTCTAGCACAGCAAACTCAACTACAACTTTACTACCATTACCAATGAGTACATCATGTGTTACATCATTCATATCACAATCATATACCTTTGGTGGTATAGCTGGTTTACCACTCTTTGTAACAGCATTGAGAATAAAACTAAACCCTTCACCTATATCATCTTTCTTAATTGATGAGGTTAAGTTTAAAGACTCAAGCAATTTTTTATTCCTAGTATCTACATATAATTTTATAGAATACTGTTCTTCGTTTATAAAAGGATTGCGTCTAGGCTGATCTAATTTAGCCCAATATGCAAACCCTTCAACTGTATAGACATCTGCTTTAACCATTGTATATTTCTCCTTAAAGTTAATGGTACTAATATTATAAACTACTTCTACAACTTTGTCAAGTCTACAGGTAAGTAATTGTTAGACTTTAATATTTTACCGTCTTCACGATAGATAGCTTTACCATTATCATCTAATTTAGTCATATTAGAATTATGTACTAAAGTAAACATAACAGATAAATCCCACCCATATCTTACACACATAGATACACAAACATATACTAAATCTACTAATTCTTTTTTTATATCTGGTGTGTCCTTTTCTTCCACAGCTTCTATCAACTCTTTAAATTCTTCCTTAATAAGTTTTAAAGGTAGACTGCTATCCTCTTTAGAAAATTCTTTTCCAACAGGATGACGAAAAGCTTTATGAAATCTTGTTAATTTATTTTCAAAGGTATCATAATTGTTCAACATATTTTCTCCTAATGAGTTCCAGACCAAGCATTACCTATTTTATATTCACCATCAAGAGGGCAGTTAAGATTAAGAGCTTGTGATGTATTGCGTATAGCTCTTATACCTATGTTAGCTACTTGTTCACAAAGTCCTGTTGGTACATCTAACTGCCACTCATCATGTATATTTGCAACAAAGTATTTTGCAGGATTAAGTTTTTGTTTTAACAAGTCTTGATAAAAAATAGCTAAAGCTTTCTTCATAACTATAGCACCTGCACCTTGTAACAATACGTTAAGTGCTGAATGTTCTGATCTTATCCTGAGATACCTTCCGTCAACACCCTTGATCTTACCAGTTTTAGCAGATCTAAAGACTCTTTCTCTAAGATTTGCAAGTGCTGGAGTACGATTGAGAAATCGCTCTTTAATCTTTTTTCCATCTGATCTATTTCCACCAATGACAGCTCCAATTTTTGCGTCTCCTGCTCCATAGATAAAAGCATAGATGAATGTCTTTGCCTGATCTCTTGATTGTAATCCTGCAACCATTTGATTAACTGTGTGTATGTCTCCATGAACCACTTCCTTTGTATATTCTTTATCATTCATATAATGTGCTAACATTCTTAACTCTAAACCACTAGCATCTATACCAATCAAACTATTTCCACTACTAGCTATCCAACACTCCCTACATTCTTCTCCATAAGGTTTGCGTGTTGAAGGTACTTGAGCCATGTTAGGGCTATTATGTGTCATGCGAGTAGTAATAGCACCACAAGTTATAACACTACCATGTACTCTTCCATCTTTTTCTGATGCTTCAATCCAAGATTTTATTTGTGCATTACGTTTTTCTAATGTTAGATATTCTGCAATTTGTTTTGCTTCTGGAATATTTACTGTAGATAAAACACTTTCGTCTACAATAGCTTGACCCTTCTCTGTAAATTTTGTTGGTTTCCACCCTAATTTTATTAACCTATTAGCAATTTGTTGTCGAGAAGAAAGATTAAATGGAACATATTTAATACTACTAAAATCACCACTCACAATATCCATAGCATTATCAATACTATTAAGACCTACTTTAGAAAGTCTACCATCTTTAGTGTAACGTACATTAACTTCTTTAACCATCTTAGGAATTGGTTTCCATTTTTGTGTTATACTTTTTTTAATATAATTTGATCTTTGCATTAAATCTGCTAACAATAAATGTGCTTTTTGCATATCAAAATTAAAACCATGCTTTTCTTGTTTATTAATTATATGTTGTACTTCATGTTCTAAAATTATAGACTCTTCTGAAAAGTCTCTACCCTCTTCTAACAAGTGTGCAAATAACTTATCTGTTATCTCAACATCTTGTTTACAATAGTCCAACATTTCTTGTGAATATGTTTCAAAGTTTTGGAAATGTATTTTGTTAGATCCGAAACGTAATCCCCATGCGTCAAGAGAATGACCACTTTCTCTAATTGGGTTAAACAAACGTGATAGTAGTAACGTATCAATACAATCATTAACTTTTATCCTTGCGTTCCAAAGTTTATTTAATATAGGAGCATCAAAAGATAATCCATTGTGCATAATAAACACACTAGGAATGGAATTAATATAAAGATTAAAATCTGTTCCACCTCTAAAGCTCCTAACTTCTTTTGTATCTATATCTTTTGTAACAGCAACATGAATAACAGTAGCATCAAAATGATCTGTCTCAATATCAACTATTAACTTTCTCTTCTTGTTCCACATTTTCAACATCTGACATATCTCTTTCCGTCATGCGTCCTGTTGATGGATCATAATATAAATGACAAGCTGTTCCTGTTTCTCCTGTCCATCTATTCTTCCATACAACTACGTCTGTAGTGTTTCTTTCTATATCATCTTCTGCTAGTCTATCTCTCTTTAATCCTACTACCATGTTAGCTAACTGTTCTATACCAGCAGTACCTCTTATCTGTCCTTGTCTATTAACATGAACAACGGCTAACAAACATATTCCTAATTCTATTGTTAAGGTTTTTAACTTTGTTGCAATCTCATCTAAGATCTTTCTTTCATCTGCACCATTACGTCCATCACTAACTATAATACTAATATGATCCAGAATAACAAACTTACAATCTAAACCTTTAGCGTAGTATCTTATCTTTGCTAGTAGATTATCTATATCCATTGATCCAAAGGAGTCATAAAAATAAATACGATCATCACCTAAAATACGTCTACCAAATTCTTCTCTATCTTTTGGTTCTAAAACTTTCTTAAACTTATGTGCTGGTACGTCAGCTTCCATAGCAGTTAAACCAACACTACTAATCTTTGGTGTTTCTTCTAAGAATAATGTACCAATATTTTCTTTTGTATTCTTTAATAAATTAAAACATATCTCTCTAAGAAAAGAAGTTTTACCAACACCTGTTTCAGCAGTAACAACAACCATCTCTCCTTCTCTCATGCCATCTGTAATTCTATTCAATCCTCCAAATGGATAAGGAATAGATTGCATATCATCTGACTCTCCTAATGAAGCAATCATAGAAGATGATGAAAGAATACCATCTGGAATATAAAGTTTAGCGTTCCACCAAGCATTAACAAAATCTTTTATCTTATTCTTTTGTAAATAATCATTAGCATCTTTCTCTACTAATGGAACTATCTTTGCTTTACGAGGTGAAAATAACTGAGCAACTTTTTCTGCTGCTAGTTTTCCTGGTTCATCATTATCAAAACAGATAACAACATTCTCAAAGCTATCTAAGTATTCAAAATTTTTCTTAACATCTTTAACAGCAGATTGAGCACCACTCTTAATAGAAACAACAGACCATTTGCTACCAAGCATTTGATAAGCAGACATAGCATCTACTTCACCTTCGCATATAGTTATATATTTACCAGTATTTCTAAAAAGACTTTGACCAAACAGTAATCCTTCTTTTATATCACCTTGCGAGAAAAAGTTTTTGTTAATTACATTCCTAACTTTAGTACCAACAATATTACTATTACTATCGTAGTAAGGATAATGATGTGTGTTATTATCTTCTGATACTGTAACTCCAAAAAATTTAACAGTATCTTCTGACAATCCTCTAAATGGTTTAGGTCTTAGATTTGTTTCCATCTTATAAACATTTTCATTGTTACGTTGGTTATTATTTGTAGTCCTTTTAAAAGCAGTACAAGAGTAGCAATAAGTATGATCGTTATATACTGATAGTGCATCACTTGATCCGCAATCATCACAAGGTAAATGTGTTTTTAATGCTTGTGTATTACTCATATAATTTTCTTAACCTCTCTAAATACCAATTAGATTTATCTAAATCTTCTTTAGGTTTACCTTTATAATTATATCTCCACACATATTTTAACACATTTCCTTTTAAATAGCCAGCAAATTCTTCCTTAGTCATTGAAGCTTCTATAGCATTAATACATTCTATCTCCCCTTTATTGTAATGTAGTGGCTTATTTACCACATCTTTTTCAAGTACAGGTCTTGTTAAAATGTTACTATATGTTGCCATTAATTTTCTCTCCTTACATCTACTGTATAATCTTTTTCAACAATTAAATTAGAAACTATTGTATAATATATTTCTCCATCTGGAAGTATATGTTTCTTTAGTCTAGCTCCTGCATTAATACCACGCCTTAACCAGAACATATTTATAATCTGAATTAATTTTTTATTAAATATAAAGGTATCTTCATTCATATTGTTTAGCCTCATACGCTCCTTCAAAACGAGCTACAAAAATTAACTTAGGATTTTTTTCCGTTACTCCCACTTTCATTATTTGAAAGGGTTTTCTTTTCTTGTTTAATTTTTTTAGGTTCTTCTTGTTTAACTTCTGTGGCATTTTTTAATATCTCCATAATAGGGTTTGCTTGTCTCCAAGATAACTCAGATACTTTTCCTATTATATTTCCAAGTTGTTTTTCTGTCAACATAAAAGCTCTGTCCATTATTTTTTACTCCAGTTTATTCTATCAAACATTTCTCTGTATTGATCTGATGTATATTTTTGTCTTTCCTTTCTAGCAGAAGGAATAGAAACTTGAGGTCGTTTAACTCTTTGATCTTTTGAAGGTCTTAACCTCTTTGGTTTTTTTGTACTTCTTGAACTCACTTAGCTCTCCTTTCTTCTAACTCTCCTATTTTCCAATAGTATCTGGGTTTAGTTCCCTTATGACTATAAAGTAGGATTGCAGGATTGTTACCTGTATCTTCCCAAAACTCTTTACCAGTATATTCCCATT